AAACATACTTGAAGTCATTACCTTAGTGTTAACCAGTACAATTTTTGGAATGGTTTTAACAATGGTAATAGATAAAATCAAAAAATAAATCAAAACATATATTATGAAAAAGAATCACTTGAGTTACTCGGCTTTATGCCAGTTTAAGAAATCTCCTAATCATTTACTTGCTTACTGGAATAAAGAATTAAAAACTACTGATGCAATGCAGTTTGGTAGTTTAATTCATAAGATGTTATTAGAACCAGATACATTTAATAATGAGTTTGCAATATTTGAAGGTGCAAGAAGAGCTGGCAAACAATGGGTTGAGTTTAAAGAACAAAACGAAGGTAAAATACTAATTAAACAACAAGAATTAGATGATGCAAACAAAATAATTAACAATGCTATGTCACATCCAGTACTTACTGAAATGATGCAAAATAAAGTAGATACTGAAATTAAATTAGAGTGGCAACATAAAGAAGTTAATTTTAAGGGCTTTGCAGACCTTTTAACAACGTTTAACGGCAAGAAGTGTATAGTAGATATAAAAACCACTAATGATGCTGGAAAACGCTTTGAACGTGATTTATATTATAATGATTATAAAATGCAATTAGCAATGTATCAGGATCAATATGATAAAGATACAGATGCTTACATTATAGCAATAGAAACTACAACACCATTTAATGTACAGATATATAAATTAGATGATAGTTTATTATTTAAAGGTTGGATGGATTATGATTATTATACAGATAAGTATAAAGAATGGAATGGAGAACCTCAGGGCTACTCAGATAGTATAGTAGAAGTAAAAACAGAAACAGAAGAAATATGAAAAAACTTGCAATAATAGGAGGATTAAGTTTAATGACTGCTGGTGCTACTAATATGTTATGGCACAAGCAAAAGTTTAATAACAACCCAAACACATTTGCAATAGCTACAGGGGGGTTCTTTGTAGCTATAGGAATAACATATAAATTTTAATGATTAAAAAAGAATGGCATTGGATGTCAGATTATAAACAAAAACAAATAACAATGAATAAAAAAGAAGAAACAATATATTGTGGAAGTGGTAAAGTTATGAATGCTAAATGGCTAAAAGTAACTATTAATCCAACTAAAATAGCTGATTACATACAAGAATACAATGGCAACAAATTCATCAAACTAAATATTAATTTAAAAGATGAAGCTGACCAATATGGTAAAGATGTAAGTATTAGTGTAGATACTTGGAAACCAGATACAGAAGCACCTAAAGCTGAGGCAAGTAATACTTCAAATGATTTACCCTTTTAAATATAATGAAGCAATCAAAGGTCTTGAAAGCATTGGGTTTAACATCACAGGATATACAAAATATGTTGATGAACGGTTACACAATGCCAGAGATAGCAAAAAAATATAAAATAGAATATATTTCTTTAGTACAAGCATATAAAATACAAAAGAAAAATTTTAAATATTTTGATTTTATACAATCAAAAGAAGAAGTAAAGGACATTAAACCAGTGTCCTTTGCTTTTGATAAACTATATACAGAAGAATCACTTAATGAAGAAGAGCTACTTGCTTACTATAAGTATGAAGCTAAAAACAAAGCATATTATGAATAAAGAAATCGCAAAAGAATTAAATGCTAAAGCAAATCACATAGCTAAATTATATTCAAAAAAAGATAGAGAAGGTAATTATAATAATGAAGATTTTAAAGTAAAAGAAGCAATACCAACTTCTGACCATACAGCTACTGTTATAATGGAAAAGAATACAGGAAAGTTAGCTGCTTATTTTTTTTATTATATTAATCGCGGAAAAAGCAAAGGTTGGAAATATTTTGTACCAACTGATTCACATATTACTGGTATGAGAGCTTTTGAATATTATAAATTACAATGCGAAAGAACAAACTATAAACACAATTTTTAATCAAATTATGAAACTAACAAAAAGAAAGGGTTTTAACTTTTTTAGAAGTTATTACGATGTTTACAACGAATTAGAGAAAGACATCGATAAAATACAATTTATAGAAGCATTACTTAATAGACAGTTTTTAGGTGTTAAACCTACTAATTTAAAAGGTATGGCAAAGTTTGCATACATAAGTCAAACTAATAGTATTGATAGCCAAGTAAAAGGTTATGAAACAAAGACAGGTAATGCCCTATGCCAAGACCCTAAGCAAGGGCCTAAGCAAGGGCCTAAGCATACCCCTAAGCCACAAGTAGAAGTAGAAGGGAAAGATAAAGATATATATAGAAAATTTGCTCATTTATCTATGAGTTTAGATCAGTTTAAGAAATTAGAAGAAAATTATACTAAAGAACAAATTGATTGTGTTTGTGATGCAATTCAAAACTTTAAAAAAAATACAAATTATAAAAGTTTATATTTAACTGCTAAGAATTGGCTAAAGAAAGAACAAACAAAACAAGAATTAGAAACAAGTAAAGGATTTAAAGCACCGTGGGATTAAAAGGATATAAAGTAACAGAAGCTAAAGATATAATTAGCAAGATATATAAACACAGAGATAATTTTAATCAAAAGGGTAAGTATTTAGGTTTTAAAAGTTTAGATGAGTTTTATAGTATGCAATTAGGAAACTGCACCGACTGGACAGGTTTTCCTATGAGTGGAAAAACACAGGTTTTAATGGAGTGCTTACTAAACACAAGTAAGTTCTATGGCTGGAAGCATCTTGTTTATTTTCCTGATGTTGGTAGTAATGTAGAAATAGTTGCTGATTTAATACATAAATTAACAGGTAAAAGTTTTAATCCATTAGAAAAAAATGTAATTAAAGATATTGAAATTACAAATAGTTTAGATTGGATATTTGAACATTTTAAAATACTAACTAAAGAAGATGTTAAAGCAAAGATGACACCTTTTGAATTTTATGATTATGCAGTTGAATTAAAACAAAAACACGGATTACAAACAGCAAGTATTGATAGCTGGAAAGATTTAAGCCATCCTTATAGTTTATACGGTGGTTACGCACAATATTTAGAAGTAGTATTACCGTATAGAAACCAAATTGCAGAAGATAATGATTTACACTTACATACAATTATACATCCTAAGCTAACTGAAAAAGTAAACGGTAAAAGAAGTGTGCCATCTCCTTACGATTTAAAAGGTGGTTCTGAATGGTTTAATAGTGGTAAATGTATGATAACAGTACATCGTGAAGATTTAACTCATAATTTAGCAATGATTAACTTTAACAAGATTAAACCACGTTCAGTTGGTAATATCGGACAGCTTCTATTATGGTTTGATAAAGAAAAATTTTTATACTACGAACAAGATAATCCAGCACCAAATATCTACAATAAGGTGTATGCACAAGAAAAACAAAAACTATAAATTATGAAAAGAAAAATAAACGAAAAAAAAATTAATGAATTATTTAATAAATATTATAAAGTTGTAAAATACTATTATGATTTTAAAGATGACTTTTATGATGAACAATTTAAAAATCTTTATATTATATATGTTAAATATGAATCAAAACTATCTGAACAAGATTTAGAATGCGCATTACTTTTAAATATTTATTACAAAGAAAGAAAAGACGAATACCCTATTATTGAAGAAAGATATTTCTGGACTGCTGTAAATAATATTAAAGGTGTAAAGAAAATGAATGAAATTTTACTAAAACAAAAAAAATGAGATACACATATAAAAACATACAAGAGTTTATGAATTATAAAACTTGGAGTAATAAAAAAAAGATAGATACACTTTTAGAAATAGATTGCAGTTTGTATGCACATCTTGGAACTGATTCTACTAAAGCAGAGAAAGAAGAAGTAAAAAGAAAAAGCATAGATATATATAGAACAATAAAAACATTAGATAAAAAAATGGGTGATTTATTTTTATACTCAGAAGATTTAAAACAATGAAAATTACAAACGAAAATAATATAGAGCTAATGGCAAGGTATGAAGATAACCACTTTGACCTTGCTATTGTTGACCCTCCTTATGGAATAGGTGCTGATATAACACAAGAATATTATTCTGCAAATCAAAAAAGAATTTCAAATAATGGTAAATGGAAAAAATATAAAAAAACAAATTGGGATAGTTCACCACCAAGTGTTAAATATTTTAATGAATTATTAAGAGTTAGCTATAATCAAATTGTTTGGGGTGGCAATTATTTTTTCAATTTAAATTTAAGTGGTGTGATAATTTGGAATAAGTATAAAAATTTAAATATGAAAGATGGTGAATTAGCAAAATCATCTTTTAATACATTTAAAATATTCAATATGAGTAGAGCAGATGCTTATGTAAATAAATGTAATATAAAGATACACCCAACACAAAAACCAGTAAAACTTTATGAATGGTTGTTAATGAACTATGCTAAAGAGGGTGATAAAATACTTGATACCCATTTAGGTAGTGGAAGCATAGCAATAGCTTGCCATAACTTAGGATATGATTTAACAGCGTGTGAACTTGACAAAGATTACTATGAAGCAGCTATAAAAAGAATAGAACAACACAAACAACAAATAAGAATGTTTTAATATGAATGATTTAGATTATACAATAACAAAAAACAAATTAGAAATATTGCTTTTAAAAGCACAAGAAGGTTTAAAGAGTGGTAAAGTAACACAAAGCAAATTAGATGCGGTAGAAACGTTGCAAAGTAGTTTAAAATGTATGTTAGAGCTGAGGTCCACAATTGATGAACTAAATAAAAAACAAAGTTTGTTAACAATGCAAAATATAAAAGCTTACAAAGAAACTGCAGAACTTAAGAAAAAATTTAATACTTTTAAAAAATAAACTATAAATTATGTATATAACAATATTATTAACAGCAACACATTTAACCTGTTTTATATTAGGTATAATAGTAACACACATCATTGAAAAAAGATTTAAATAAAAAGAATAGAACTTTAAATGAGTACAGACAGACAAAGGACTCATATTATATTAGTCCTGATACTCCTGTTGAGTATAGTATTAATTTTTTGTGTAGGTTATACCCTAACGACTCCGAGCTTGGAGCAATAATTAGAAAACATTTTCAAAAGATATGAGTTTAAATGCAAATCAAAAAGGTAAAAGGTTCGAGCTAAAAATAGCAAAAGATCTTGCAAAGAAATTTGACACCAATATAAGAAGAACACCTAACAGCGGTGGCTTAAGTATTAAAGGTGATATAATGACAACAAGTGGAATACTATCTGAATACAGTTGGGAGTGCAAGAACCAAGAGAAATTAAATATCTGGAAAGCATTAGAACAAAGTGAAGGTGATGCAAGAGGCACGCTTAAAACACCAGTAGTAGTATTTACTAAGAACTTTGAAAAAGATTATGTTGCCTTGCAATATGATGACTTTGTTAATTTACTTCTTGAATTAGATGAGTACAGAAGTAGATAATATACTACATATTCTAATAAGAGATGAAAAAACTTGGCTAAGTATGGCTGAAGAAATAAGCAGCAATAGTAAAGTACCAGCAAAAGATTTATTACACGATTTCTACATTGCTTTACATAGCAAAATTGATAGTGGTAAAGTAAAAATTAATGATATCCTGTATAACGATTCTTTAAATAAAGCGTTTATATATAAGATGATGCACAATATTTTTATTGACACAATAAGAAATGATAAAGATATATTAATAGATAAAGAATTAAAAAACATTATAGAAGCAGATAATGAACCATACATTGATATAGAAAAAGTAGTTGATGAAATAGTAAATGAGTTTTACTGGTTCGATAAAAAGTTATTTAACTTATACAGAAAGAAATTTCACAGCATAAGAAAACTATCAGCAGCAACCAATATATCACACGTTGTTGTATGGAGAACTATAAACAATTGTATTAAAGAAATTAAAAAAAAAATTAATGAAAAGTAAAGGTTTAGGAGATACAGTAGAAAAAATTACAAAAGCTACAGGAATAAAACAAGCCACTGATTGGATATTTGATAAACTTGGAAAAGATTGTGGATGCGAAGCAAGAAAGAAAAAGCTAAATTCTATGTTTCCATATAAAGTAGAATGTTTAAACGAAGAAGAATATATATATTTAAAAGGATTCTTTAACATTAATAAAAACGTAGTAAACAACATAGAACAAAAACAATTATTAACAATACACAATAGGGTATTCAACACCAACAAACAAAGCTCAAGCTGTGGCAGTTGTGTAAAAGATTTAGTTAATACTATGAAAAGATTATATAATGAATATGAACACGAAAGAGAAAGTAAAAGCAATTGAAAAAAAGCTATTAATGTTTTTAAACAAATACAGCACAAATACAACAGTAAATGTCAAAAGAAGATATAGTAAAACACCAATGGACAAAAGGTAAATCTGGTAATCCAAAAGGTAAGCCAAAAGGTGCAAAGAATAGAAGCACAATTATTAAAGAAATACTTAGCTTAATGGTTAAGAAAGTTGATGCAGATGGTAAAGCGGTATGGCAAAGTAAAGAGTATTTAATGGTTGAAGCATTAGTTAATAAAGCTATTGAAAAAGGTGATGTAAATGCTTTTAATGCTATATATAATAATTTATATGGTAACTTAAAAGACACTGTTGATTTAAATACTACAGAAGAAGTAAACCATGATTTCAGAAGTATCATTTCAAGGATTAAAGCTCAATAAAAAGTATTTAGTATTAGATGAATCTTTTGCAAGATACTTTATTGTAACTGGTGGTAGAGGTTCGGGGAAATCATTTGCGGTTAACTCTGTTCTATTACTATTAACCTATCAAGCTGGCCACACAATACTATTTACACGTTACACGCTGAGGGCTGCAAGTATTAGTATTATACCTGAGTTTATAGAGAAGTTAGAACTACTTGGAGTTATTGATCAGTTTAAAATAACAAAGGATGAAATAATAAACAAAGGCAACGGAAGCAAGATAATATTTAGAGGTATTAAAACAAGCTCAGGTGACCAGACAGCAAATCTTAAATCATTAACTGGCATTACTACTTGGGTAATGGATGAAGCAGAAGAATTAAATGATGAAGATATATTTGATAAGATAGATTTATCTGTAAGAAATAAAATACAAGAGAATAGAGTTATATTAATATTGAATCCAACAACTAAAGAACATTTTATTTATAAGCGTTGGTTTGAAGATAGAGGCATTGCTGCTGGTAGTAATATAACAAAAGAAGATACTACATACATTCATACAACATATTTAGATAACTTAGATAACCTTTCAGAAAGTTATATTAAGCAGATTGAGACAATGAAGGTTAGAAGACCAAACAGATACAAGCATACTATTGAGGGTAGTTGGTTAGATAAAGCTGAGGGTGTTATATTTACTGATTGGAGTATAGGAGAATTTAAGCAAGTAGGTAAAGTTGTATTTGGCCAAGATTACGGTTTTAGCAATGATCCCTCAACATTAGTTAAAACAAGTATAGATAAAGAAAATAAAGTTATTTATATACAACTATGCTTCTATCAAACTAAATTAACTACAAGCGAGATATTACAACTAAATAAAAAATTTGCAGCAGATAATTTAATAGTTGGTGATTCAGCAGAACCAAGATTAATAACAGAACTTAGTAGAGATTGCAATGTAGTGCCAGCAATCAAAGGGCAAGGTTCAATAACATTTGGTATTAGTTTATTACAGGATTATGATTTAGTGATTACTGAAGATAGTACAGAATTAATAAAAGAGTTAAATAACTATTGTTGGTTAGAGAAGAAATCACAAACACCAGTAGATAATTTTAATCACGCTATTGATGCGCTGAGGTATGCAGTTAGCTACCAATTACAGAATCCAAACTTAGGAGAATATCACATTTATTAAAAAAATTTACAGAGGTAGAATAAAAAAAATTAAAAAAAGTTGTAAAATAATTTGGTAGTTATAAATATAATTACATATATTTGTACTGTAATTAATTTTACAAGAGTTCTTTAAATAATAGGAAATTTGTTTTTTGCGGAAGCAGAAGTTAAATTGCGAGTATAAAACGTTGAGTTGCGGCAAGAATGCGTTAATTATTGATCTGATATTCGAACTAAATATTTAGGTTCATATCTACTGGAAGATGTAGAATGTTCAGAATAAGGCAATAGGTAATGCTTGGACAAGGGAGGGGAAAAAATATAACCTTAAAATCCTGAGTAAAACGAACCCATTTGAAACTGGGGGGGTAGATAGAACTACAGATATGTAGATTGTTTCAATACCTTGATAACCTAATTACTGGAATCCTAACTATTTATTTAAAGAATATGTATATGCCCATATCTTAAGATGTTAAGTAACTGGGAGCTGACAAGCGTATGAACACAAACAAAGAAAAATAAAGAGCCACTGTAAAAAGTGGCTTTTTTTATAGCCAAGCTTAAGCCACCCTCAAGCATTTAGATAAAATAAGATAAGATATATATAGTAATTTTTATTATATTTGAAATAAGCAAATAATAGCCAATGTTAATTTGCGTTTTGGTTTAAAGTAGGTATTCGGCAAAAGAGCGTTACCTACTTTTTTTTATATTTGTATATAACGATTCAAGAATTAAAACGTTTATATATAAATGAAGTTAACAATTAACATACCAGAAACACTTAATGAAGTTACATTAAAGCAATATCAAAAGTGGTTAAAGATTGCTGAAGGTAAAGAACTGGATTCATTTCTGCAACAAAAGATGGTAGAGATATTTTGTAATATACCACTAAAGAATGTTCTACAAATAAAAGCAAGCGACATTAATAATATCACTGAAGAACTTACAAAGTTGTTTACTAATACACCTAAGTTCATAGATAGGTTTGAAATGAATGGTAAAGAGTTTGGCTTTATACCTAAGTTAGACGATATTAGTTTTGGTGAGTACGTTGACCTTGATACTTACCTTGCAGATTGGGAGCTTATGCACAAAGCAATCGGTGTTTTATATAGGCCAATAACCTATAAGAAGAAGCATCAGTATTTAATAGAAGATTATGAAAGTTCTGATAAATACGATATGTCAGAAACAACTTTAGATATTGTATTTGGCGCACTTGTTTTTTTTTACAGTTTAAGGAACGAATTACAGAAAACTATCCTGAATTATTTAGCAACACAGAAGGAGGTAGAGCTTCCTCAGCATCTGCGGGATTCTCTGCTAAATGGGGGTGGTATCAATCTATCTACGGACTTACTAATGGAAACATTCTTAAATACAATGAAATTACCAAATCAAAACTACACACCTGTTTAATGCACTTAGCATTTGAAAAAGATAAATATGAATTAGAACAACAAATATTAAAAAGCAATAGAAGATGACAAAGCAAGATATATTAGAAGAATTAACTGAAAGGGATTTATTACTTGAGAATGACCATATAATTTTAGTTGATGGCTTTGAAGAAGCATTTATTGGTATTACAGCTAATAATCCAATACAAGCAATATATGATTATTGGATATGTTTAGATATTTTAATACAAAGAGAGGGTTTAGATTTTGATGATGCTATTGATTCTCTTGATGAATTTATAGAACAAGATTTAGGTAATCATACACCAAGATATATAAAAATAATATGAATAGTTTTTATAACATAATAGATAAAATAAAAGAAGTAATTACAGCAGAACCATTTAATAATGAAATATCATTTGGTGATATTGCTGATATTGATTTAAAGAAACAGAGCTTGTTTCCTTTAGCTCATGTAATGATTAACAATAGTACAATAAATAACAATTATGTAACATTTAATATTACTATCTTCTTTATGGATTTAGTAGATATTAGCAATGAGCAAGTAACAGATTTATATAGAGGCAA